TTTACGCGTCGCTCTGAAGTCGCTCCCGCAGTATGGGCTATGGTCTACCAGCAAGAGGATGTCCAAGAAGATTCAATCTTCTCACCTCTCTGCGTGCAATCTTCCGTCAACGGAATGCGTAAACGCGGTCCACTTAAAGTAGGAACCGCTGGACACCCCAAGCATTTAGAGTCTACCTATACGGTGATGGGTCTTGACCCTGCTATGGCAGGAGCCACAGGTGCAGTCATCTGTACATACAATCGAGCCGATGGCAAGATTTATGTTCTTGATGCAGTCAATATGACTGAGCCAAGTCCCGCAAAGATTCAGAATCTGATTGAGGATTGGGTTGAGAAGTACAAGCCCCAGGAAGTCAGAATCGAAATCAACGCTCATCAGAAGGCTTACGCCCTGGATGATAACTTGAGAAACTTTTTAGCCCAGTATGGGTGCCAGTTGAACTCACACTTCACTGGTAAGAATAAGTGGGACACATCTTTTGGTGTGGCATCTATGGCAATGCTATTTGGCAATGCACGTGATGGACGATTCCAAGATAACAACATCATCGAACTGCCTTCTAACGAAGGCTCCGAAGGTCTTAAGACTTTGGTTCAAGAGTTGATTACCTGGAAGCCTGACACTAAGAACCCTACCGACTGCGTGATGGCTTTATGGTTTGCGATTATTCGCATCCGTGAGTTGATGCAACAGTCATCCAGAGTGGGACAGTACCAAACCAACCGATGGGCTACCAGGGCGCAGATGTCCAGTCGTGGTTCACTTAATTTAGATGAAGCCTTTGCAGAGCAATGGGCACAAACTTACGGATAGGAAACCAATGGCATTATCAATGGAGCAGGTAGCAGCCCGCGTACAGTCGCTGCGCTACCGCAATAACGAGCGCGATGCTCGTAACCTTGACGTTCTTGCTGTCCGTAAGGGTAAAATTTCAGAAGTTTATCCAGACTTCTTCCCGAATGGCGTAGACGCAAACGTAGTCGCAAACTTTATTGACATCGTTGCTCGTGACCTATCTGAAGTAATGGCTCCGCTTCCAGCGGTTAACTGCTCTGCAGCCAATGCGGTCAATGACCGTGCACGTTCTTTTGCAGACAAGCGCACACGCATTGCTGCTAACTACTTCCAACATTCTGATTTGGCTGTACAGATGTACTCAGGCGCTGACTGGTACATCACATTTGGTTTCGTCCCTTTCATCATTGAATTAGACGAAGAAAGCAAACTGCCTCGCATCCGCGTAGAAAACCCAGTGGGGGCTTACCCAGAGTTTGACCGCTACGGACGCTGTGTTGCATTTGCAAAACGATATATGATGACGCTAGGCGAACTCGTTACTCAGTTCCCTGAATACGATTCAATGTTGCTCGGACCGCAAGGCTACCGACAAGACTTGAATGCTCAGGTTGAGTTAATTCGCTATTACGACAAAGACCAGTCAGTTATCTATATCCCATCAAAGGACAACCTAGTTCTATCGAAGGCTGCAAATCCTATCGGTAAGATGATGGTAGTCATTGGACGCAAGCCATCTATTGATGGTGAACTACGCGGACAGTTTGATGATGTTCTTGGTATCCAATTGCTACGCAACCGCTTTGCGTTGCTTGCAATGGAAGCAGCAGAGAAGAGCGTTCAGGCTCCTATTGTTCTTCCACAGGACGTACAGGAACTACAGTTGGGTGGAGATGCGGTCATCCGTACATCTAACCCAGCAGGCGTTCGCCGCGTGGACCTTAATCTCCCACAGGGCGCCTTTACCGAGCAGACACTTCTTAACCAGGAACTCCGAGTTGGAGCACGTTATCCTGAAGGACGTACAGGAAACATTGATGCCTCTGTTGTCACTGGACAGGGCGTACAGGCTCTTATGGGTGCATTTGATACCCAGGTTAAATCAGCACAAGCAATTTTTGCTGCGGCACTTCGTGACGTAATTAGCATATGCTTTGAAGTTGATGAAGTTATTTTTCCAGAAGAGAAGACCATTCGTGGTGTTGACGCTGGTTCCCCATACGAAATCACATACAAGCCTTCTAAGGATATCAAGGCTGATTACTCAGCCGATGTTCGTTACGGAATGCTTGCTGGTTTGAACCCTGCACAGGGACTTATCTTTATGCTACAAGCACTTGGCGGCGGTCTTATCTCTAAAGATATGGCTATGCGTGAACTTCCGTTCACCGTTAACGTAACACAGGAATTAGAAAAGATTGAAATTGAGAAGATGAGAGATTCTCTTCTTGGTTCCATTACTGCCTATACACAAGCCATCCCACAAATGGCTGCATCTGGCGGAGATGCCTCAGAGGTAGTTCGCAAAATTGCTGCGGTTATCAAGGCACGTCAAAAAGGACAGGCTCTTGAGGATGCTATTGAAGCAACCTTCGCACCTCAGCAACAAGTTCCTCCTGCTGGGGCAGCACCTATGGTTGAGCAACCGTCCCCTGCTCCCACCGCTTCTCCAGCAGGAGGCGCTCTTCCACCTGAAGCAGCACCACAGGGTGAGGCACCCGCTATAAACGCACGACCAGATATGCAAACACTTATTTCAGCACTTACCTCAAGCGGTAAGGGTTCAGCAAGAGTCTCAACAACAACGAAGAGATAACAAAGTAGGGGACAATGACAACGCTAATTGGTATCGAGTACGACGATAGTTGCGTCCTTGTGGCTGATAGCCGAACTACGGATGACAGTGGATATATCTACACTCATCCTAGTGTAAAGAAAATTTCAGAAACAAATGGTTTTATGATTGCTGGCTCAGGTGAGGTTCTTCCTTGCGATGTAGCACAACACATCTGGGAGCCACCAGTTCCTACTAAGTCAGAGAAAAAAGATTTGTTCCACTTTATGATTACGAAGGCTATGCCTTCTCTTCGTAAATGCTTATCGTCAAATGGTTTTAATTTTGATGAACCAAAGACAGAGCAAAGATTTCAATTCCTTATCGCAGTATGCGGTGAGATATTTGATATCGACCACGAGTTAGCAGTAAGTAAAAATATAAGCGGAGTTTATGCAGCAGGCTCAGGCGCACCTTATGCGCTAGGAGCATTACACGCTGGAGCAGATGCTTATGAAGCAATGGAAATTGCAGCAAAACTTACAGCGTTCACTGCTGGTCCTTATCTATCCAAATCACAATTCAAACATTCTAAGTAGGAGGCACTGTGACTACTGCACCTCAAGACCCACGTGGCGGATACCAGGTTAACGCACCACAAAACAACCTAGGAGTATCAGGCACAGGCGGAGCAGGTTCTGCTGACGGTGTTCCAAACATCGACTACACAGGCTTTGCATATGGACAGAACAAGTTAGTTAATGATGCTGCTAATTCAGGTCTTGCTATGGGACAGCAATCACCATCCGCAGGTAGCATCTCACTTCCTGACGCAACTCCAATTACTGCTCCTTCAGAAAACCCTGACCGACCTATCACATACGGTATGCCATTTGGTGATGGTGCTGGTACAGAAGTGAATCCACTTCCAGTCGGTATGGCACAAGACCGCCAAGACCCATCACGTCAGGTAATTCGTGCGATGTACGCACAGAATCCACGCAACGAAGACTTGCGATACTTAGTTGAGACAATGGATATCCAAGCCCAGCAAATGGGGCAGTAGTGGCTGACCAGAAAAAACTTTCAGCAGTACTTAGCCAGGCTCAACTTGATGCCGAAGCAACTTTTGCCGCAGCAGCGGGTGTAAACCCAGCGCAGGCTGCATTGATTAAGCAGAACGCTCAGGGAAACATTATGTCTCCAGGTGTTCTCGAATCATTGTCAGCCCTTGGCGTTAGTGCAAAGTCAGGCGTAGCCTCCAGTATTGCTAACATCGATGCAGCAACTCGTGAGCAACGTCTTGCAAATCAGAAGGATGTTGCATCTAAGCGACAGGAAAAAGAATTTAAGGACACAAATCGCGGTCAAGTATGGCAAGCGATTAAGGGTGTCAGTCGTGGAATCGTAACTGCATTCAGCGCTATCCCACAATTTGTAGACTCTACATACAGAACTACTCGTCAAGAAATTGGCAATCGTGGAGTTGTATCTGGACTCACTGCAGGTCTTGGCATTAACCCATTCATCAGTGGTGAAGAGCAAGGCAAGATTGCAGAGCAAACTCTTGCCCAGACTCAGTATGGTCAGATTGTTACAAAGGCGATTGCTGATGTTAAAAAGGGCAAGTTCCCTGACATCAATATGGGTGAAGGTTTTTTTGCTTCAGAAGAAGTAGGTATCGGTCACGCTGCTCGTCAGGCATCCCTTGGCGCAGCCAAGATTGCTATTCGCAACGACCAAGGTAAGTTGCTTGGCTACCGACCAAGAACATTTTTTGGTGACACATTCTCAAATGTATTTACCCTAGGAAACCCTGAGACAGTAGCGGGGTCAAATATTGCCCTTGCTGCAGATATCGCTGGTTCATTCTTACTAGACCCAGGCATTGCCAAAGGTCAGCAGATTAAGCAACTTAGAAAACTTGCAGAACAACAGCAAGCAGAAGGTGCACTTAAGGCAGCAGCAGAGACTATGGACCGCCTTTCAAAGATTGAAGAAGTAGAATCACAGGCACTCGAATCTGCTAAGGCTCTTCGTACTCAAGCAGATGCAGTCAAGAATATTGACGTAGATACATTTTCTAAACGAGCATCCGATGCACGCCTTGCTGCTACTGGTAAGGCAGAAGATACAATTAAGTCTTCAGTTAGCGTACGTGTAGCACAGGCTCGTCTTGATGACATTACAGCACAGAAGGCTCAACTTGTTGAAAAGGCTACTGCAGCAACAGAGTCACGCAAGGCTCTTGAAGCAGCGTTTAAGGCACCAGCAATTGTTGAACGTACACAGAACGCAATCATCAAGCAGACAAAACAACTTGACCAGATTAAGTCAGATATTTCAGATGCAGTTGCTAATGGTCGTATCCCGATGTACACATCGGATGACCTTGACAACCTACAGGCATCTATCAAAGCGCTAGAAGATAAACTATCTACCGCTAAAGGTTTAGTTCCAGAGACACCTATAACACGTGACGCAATTCTTGCTGCCAAAGAACTTGAAAAGAAGTCAAAGTCTTTTGTGAATGAAGCAACAGAAGCAGAGAAGTTCTCAATCAAGCAAGTTGCAGACCGTTCTCGCACACAAAGAACTACACAGGGACTAAATGCTCGCGCACTTGAAGAGGCTTCTAAGGCTAAGAAGGCAGAGCGTACGCTTTCAGAGAAACTATCTGATGCAACTCTTAGTCTCAAGGACAAGCGTAAGGCTTGGGAGATTGACGTACAGCGTCTTGCTAACATAAAGCAGACAACTGAGCGCCCTGAGTTCGCATACCAGGCTATCGCTGACTTCCTGACCAACGGTCACGGAACTGCAGCAGTAGATAAACTTGTTGAACTAACTGACTGGAAGCAAATCTGGCGCAAAGCAGATGGCAAGATTAGCCACGATGTGGCACGTGCTCTCGCAGATGCTACTACTCCAGACGATATCGTTGACATTCTTAGCCCATACCTTATTAAAGGTGACGTACAGGGTGGAGTTCTTAAGCCAGGTTTCCTTGCTCGCAGAGGTGAAGCAATCACCCAGCGCACGAAGTTTGCTCAGCCAACAGTCCGTGCACTCCAGGGTGTAGGAGCGCGAGTTCAGTCTCGACTACTAGAGCACGAGAAGTTTGCAGATTTATTCTCAAAGTTTAATAATGGTGCGTCAGTTGTAGCACGCGGTGCTCGTCGTAGTTATGCGACAAAAGTAAAGTCTGGCTCTATTGTTAATATCCACGACAGAGAAGAACTCCTGCGTGCAACAGAAGATTTCGGTGTAGCAGCAAAACTTGACAGAAAAGTTCTTGACGGAATTATTGATGAAATTGCGGATGCTGGCTCGGCAGCAGTCGCTGGCTATGCCTCATCGGTTAAGTTGATGAAGGCAGTCTTTGCTCAATATGGAGAGAAAATTCCAGCGAATATGCAAGACTCATTCAAGAGTTACACCACTGCATTCCAGGATTCAGCAGAGGAAATGTCATCCTACTGGGCTAAACGCCACATTGCTGGAGATGCAAAACTTGAGTATATGACTCTTAGGGGAGAAAGCGTAGTCCTACCAGGACCGCACCTTTCATCTGAGTTGCTCAACTCAACTGTATATTTCCCGCCAGTATCTGAATTACTTCGACTCACTTCTAAACTCAGCAAGGTTAAGACACTTTCTAGGTCAACAGAAATTGGCGATGTACTTATCGGTAACTTCTGGAAGAAGATGGTATTGGTACGCCCTGCGTACATCATCCGTAACATTGCTGAAGAGCAGATTCGTGTGGCTGCAACAGGTCACATCTCATTCTTTAATAACCCAGGTATGGCTTTGGCTATGTGGCTGGGTCGTGACGAAGGAAAGTCTTGGCGTAAAGTACTTCGCCAGTTTGACACCTACCGCCACACAGTATTCGACGAGTCATTCTCAACTGGTGATGACGCACTAGATATTCTTGATGAGACCCTTGGGCACTCAGCAAAGAACTCATACGTAGATATGATGAACTCTGGAGCCACTGGTCTTGATTTAAGCAACTTCAAGGTCCTACAGTTTAAGAGCATAGGACCAGTTGCTTTTGGTAGCCCACGTTTCTTTGATGGCATTGCCAATCAGATGCGTATGCTCAACTCAGATATGTTTGCACGTGTAGTTGCTGGCTTTGATACACCACAAATTAAGGCTGCAATGGCTAAGGGTCAGTTCCGACAGGATGCAGTCATTGACTACTTCCTTACTGGACCAGGACGCAAGGACCTAAACGCATTTGCTGAGTCAACACCACAAAAATTCCAGGCGTTTATTAAGACTCCTGAAGGATTAAAGAATTATCTGTACACAGGCAAGTCACCAAAGGGCGAAGATATCTCAGTACTTGCTCGTATCACAGAAACCACAGGTGGCAATAAGTCACTTATGGAAATTGTTGCCAGAGGCAAGACTTCTATTGGTGGTGCAGAGTTTGCAATCCCACGCGCTGTCGATGGAGCGGTTAATTCAATTACCAATTCCAAGGCAATGAAGGCTGGCAAGAAGGCTCTACTTGGAGAACAAGAAGATTTTGCCAAGAAACTTAAAGAGACGTTTTCTAATGCAGGAAACTGGGACAATGTTACGGTAAATGTTCCATCCAGGAATTCTGTTCTTGCTGAAGGTAACAACTCTAAGAACTTTCTATCTAACTTCGTAGAAGGCTTCTTTGATAAGGCTACAGAATTTGAGAAGAATACAACTTTTGGTCCTGAGTACCGTCAGGCTTACTGGGATGCAATCAATCGCATCTCTAAAACCTTAAACTCTGGGGCTAAGGAGAAACTCCGTGTAGCAGCAGAGAACTCATTGACACCATTGCAGAAGAATGGCAAGCCAATAGGCTCAAAGCACCCAGTGTGGAACGCATTTAAGTCCGCTGATGGTAATGGTCCTCTATCCTTAGAAGATGCTCACGCATATGCAGATAACTATGCACGTAAGCACGTCAAGGAACTGTTCTACAACGCTCAAGAGAAGCGACTTATCTTCCATCAACTACGTTTGATTGCTCCTTTTGCTGCAGCGTGGGAAGATACCATCAAGAGATGGGCAACTCTTGGTATGGAAAACCCATACGAGGTATACAAGGGCGTTAAGGCTCTTTCTTGGGCACAGAATCCACAGTCATCTGCTATCTATTTAATGACAGATGCCGACGATTACTACGACCCTAACCAGGGATTCTTCTTTACTAACCCTGATTCATTACAACGTCAGTTCTTCGTACCATTTGCTGGAACAGTAATGGCTAAGATTGCAGGCGTTGTAACTGGTGCAAACTACAACGGTGCACCTATAGCATTTAGTGCTAACCCAATGTCATTTAACTTTGCATTCGGTTCTGGCACAATGTTACCTGGAATTGGTCCTGGTGTAACGCTACCTCTTAGCGCATTAGGCACATTTAACAACAACATTGTTGACAATATGCCTATGGGTATTCAGAAGTGGCTGTTCCCATTTGGACGCGCAGACTTCAGTAGCGGGTTGCAATCAGCAATCCTGCCTGGAAACTGGAATAAGATTCTAGGGTTTGCAACAGCCAATGAAAACACATACGCATCTAACTTTAAGCCAGTAATGAACTACCTTGCATCAGGTGGAAACTACAACCTAGATGACCCAGAAGACCAGGCTCGCCTGGTTGCAGACACCGATATGTTCTCACGCTGGGAATCTGCTATGCGCGGCATAGTAGGTCTAGTATCACCAGTAGGTCTCATCCAGAACGGTCTTGCTAAAGATAAAGACGGGGATACAACCCTACAGACTGCACTACTTGAAGACTTTCAGACTATATTTCAGAAGAACGACGGAGACTACAACAAGTCTTGGTATGACTTCTTGAATCTATACGGTGCATCTCAAGCATTCGCTCTTATCAGCGCAAGCGCTGGCAATGGTCCATCTAACTGGGATTCATACAACTTCGTAGTATCTAACCCTGATGTTGTAACCAAATACCAGGATGTATGGGGATATGTAATGCCTGGTGGTGGGTTATCTTCAGAGATGTACAGATGGAATATTATTCACGGAACAAAAACAAAGTTATCTCCTAAAGAGATACTTGATAAGGTAAACAATCAGCGTTATTACGCAACACGTGATGCACTTATGACACGAGTTGACTCAGGCGAACTTGATAAGGATGGCTATCGCATAGCACTCCAGACACTCAAGGACGCTATGGGCGGTGGACCTGTATCAGAGTTTGACCCTAACAAGCGTGGTCGTGTTATCGAACAACTTCAAACACTTGTTGAGGATGAGCGATTTGTAGATGCTCCTTCCATTGTGGCACTACGTGACTATATGGCTCTACGCCAAACAGCCCTAGACAACCTAGGCAAGAAGACATTTACTGGCGCTAAGTCAGAACAAAGTGAACGTGACTGGCTTGCAGCACAAGCAGAGTGGGTCATCGAAGCAAACCCAGATTTCCAGAAGATGTTCTATGGATTCTTCGCAACTGAATTGGAAGGTAAGTAATGACAACACCTCCTGTACCTACACCAAAGCCACAGGTTAAACCATCTGCAGGTGGAACATTATCTCCTGAAGCACAAGCAGCAATTGCAGAACGTGCTGGACAATCAGGTTCATCTTCTAGTTCAACTGGTTCCAAAACAGTAAACCCTGGATTAATCAATCGTGGTTATGACGCTCAGGGTAATCCAGTCACTGCCTTAATCTACAAAGATATTAAGAACATCCCATATAACCAGGCATATGTAAACAACCTTGACCCTAAGGGTCGCGCTGCATTACAGAAGAAACTCCTTGCGCTAGGTGCATACCCTAAGGGATATGTCCCACTAGAAGGTGTTGTATCTACTGAAGATTACAATGCTATGGCAAAGATTGTTAACATCGGTGAGCAAAAAGGTATTGGCTCAATCGATAAGGTTATCGAGGTAATCAAGAAAGACTCTAAACTTCTTGCCTATGTCAAGACTGGTGGCTTTGCACCTACTGCTACTGGTCCAGTTCTTACTGATACCAAGGAAGCAGCATCTAATCTTAATGACTTCTTCCTCAATATGTTTAACGAGAAGCCAAGTAAGGCTGAAATAACCGCATATCAGACTGCTATTAATGCTAGAGAAAAGACAGTCAAGGGTGGGATGACAGCGCAAGAGCGCAATGACATCATCCTTTCTGTGGCTAATAAGCGTCTATCTACCCTTACATCAGGTGCTTTAACTGGCGATACAACAGCAGCAGGCAAGTTAGATGAGGGTCAATTAGGCAAGAGAGTCCGTGAGATTCGTTCACAGTACAGCGAGAACGGTATACCAGTCAGCGACAAGACCGTATACAACCTAGCAGGTAAATCATTCCGTAGCCCTGAGGCTTGGGATACTATCCAAGATGATATCAATCGTAGTGCTGCAATGCAGTGGGGCAAGTTAGCGGAAGGTCTTAAGCCAGGTCAGACTGTGCGTTCACGTCTACAGCCATACATCACTCTTCGTTCACGGATTCGTGGTGTTCCTGAGGACCAGATTAAGACACAGGATATGACAGATGTTACTAATCCCGATGGCTCAATCAAGAGTCCCAATGATTATAAGGCTATGCAATATAAGAGCGATGAGTACCTTCAGGGTGATGACTTTAAGTCAGTAGTCCTTAATGATACCAAGGCTGTCCTACGTAACTTTGGAGTAATGTAATAATGACAACACCGTCGTACTCATACGGAAATTTTCGCAGAGCCGAAGAGGCATCTAACGCTCAAGGTACTGTACAAGCAGCGCTTGATTTTGCATTAGCCAACGCTAAGAAGAATCCAACCCCTGAGCACATTGCTATTGCAAAAGATACATTCGCTGCACGACAAGCAACACTTGCTACTCAACCATCTCCAGCGGACATTGTTAAATCAGTAGATACTACGATTTTAGAACTGCCAAAAGCATACAAAGATATTAATAAAACAATCGGAGAGATTGATACTAATATTGCTGATGTTAATGCAGCAGGTGCTGGAGTTGTTGCTGCTGGTGGTTCATTTACACCTATTGCTCCTATAGTGAAACCAAAGACATCAGCGTTTGATGCAGCGAGTGATGCAATCCTTGCGCAGACCCTTAAGTCTTATGGTATGGATGGCATAGCACAGACTATCGCACAGATTCGTGGAGAGTACCCAGAGATTTCTAGTGATAATCTTCTTCTACTTCTTAAGAATGATTCACGCTTTAACGCTGAATACCTCAAGCGTTTTGCTGGCAATGCTAAGTTAAAGGCAGCGGGATTGCCAACTATGGCTGACTCGGATTACCTCAAGGCTGAGGATGAATACAAGAAGATTTTCACAGCATATGGTGCTACATCACTAGCCACCCGTGACTACTACGCAACCCTTATCGGTAACCGTATGGATGCAGTAGATGTGACAGACCGTATGAACCTAGCCTATGCTCGACTACAGGCTACACCTGAGGTTAAGAAAGCATTCCAAACATTCTATTCTGCAGTATCAGATGGTGACATCCTTGCCGCAATCCTTGACCCAACTACTCAGTTGCCTATCCTTCAGAAGAAGGTAGCAGCAGCAGAGATTGGTGGAGCAGCACTTAAGCAGAACCTTGAGACATCTCTTGCTACAGCAACAGAACTTCAAGGTCTTGGTGTTACTCAGGCTCAAGCACAGACTGGTTATGCGACTATCGCACAGTCACTTCCGTCATACGAGAAGTTACTTGAAATGCGTACAGGTGGAGATGTTAAGAAGTCTGATGCTCAAGCGCTTCTTGAAGAGTCAACACTTAAGAAGAATGCCAAGGCTATCGAAGCACAGCGAGTTACAGTTGAAGAAGAACTTAACCGCTTTGCTAGTAGAGCAGGCAACCTAGGGAGTAAGTCATTCGCATCACAACAGCGTGGTGCAGGCTTAATCTAAAACAATAGATTCCTGAACGGACCTACCAGCCCCGTCAGCGTATAAGACTGGTAGCAAGAGCCAGACCGATTCCCCGATTGGAACCTGAGGCTTGCGAACTAACTAATAGAGAAGGGTGGCAGTTGCTATGAGCAACAACTACTGGGATGAAGAAGACGATGACCTCGATACTGATGTATCGGAAACACAAATGGATGGAAGCGACCTCTTAAAGAAGTTGCGGAAAGCCAAGCGTAGTGACGAGAAAAGAATTAAGGAACTCACTGAGCAACTTGAGGGATTAACCAAGTCGCAGCGTGAGCGAACCGTCAAAGAAGTCCTAGAAAAGAAGGGTGTGAATCCTAAAGCAGTACGACTAATCCTCAAGGACATCGACGATGTATCTGAAGAGTCAGTTAATACCTGGCTAGAAGATAACGGAGATTTGTTCGGGCTTACAAGTACCCAGGAAGCACCGCAAGCGAGTGAAGCAGACCGTGCTGCATTACGTCAGCAGGATGTTATGACTCAGGGTGCATTAACACCCGACAGAGCAGAGAACTTAAGTTTGAGAATGGACCAGGCAGATAACCTGGACGATTTCTTGAATGTTCTCCGTTCGCAGTAAATCCAATCATAGTTTCTAACACTAAAGGAAAATAACCTAAATGCCAAACGCATTCGTATCCACAGCCTCCGATAACCTCGGCGGTACAGCGGGTTCTGCTGGTTTAGTACAGAAGGCTTATGACCGTCTCTTGGAGTTCGCACTCCGTTCAGAGCCACTCATTCGCTCAGTTGCTGACAAGCGCCCAACCAACCAATCAGTTCCTGGTTCAACAGTAGTTCTACAACGCTACGTTGACTTGGCTGCTGCAACAACAGCACTTACTGAAACAACAGACCCAGATGCAGTAGCAATGTCTACACCAACATCTGTCACAATTACACTTAACGAATACGGTAACTCAGTTCTCGTAACTCGTGCACTTGAATTGTTCTCACTTGCAGATGTTGACCCAGCAATTGCTAACATCATCGCATTCAACCTTGCTGATTCAATTGACTCAGTTGCAATGACAACACTTCGTGGTGGCACAAACGTCATCTACTCAGGTTCAACTGCAACATCAACAGCAACAATCACAGCAGCAGCAACAATCTCATCAGCAAACATTCGTCGCGCTGTTGCTAAGTTGCGTGCTAACAAGACCACAGGTCGCAAGGGTTCACTCTACTGGACTGGTATCCACCCAGAAGTTTCACACGACCTACGCGCCGAGACAGGCTCAGCAGGATGGCTCCTTCCAAATCAGTACGGTTCATCACAGGACCGCATCTGGGCAGGAGAAATCGGTACATACGAAGGTGCATACTTCGTTGAGTCAGCACGTCTTTACAACGCAACAGACGGTGCATCATCTGCACGTAACTACCGCACAATCATCTGCGGACAGCAAGCGCTTGCAGAAGCAGTTGCTGAAGAACCACACGTAGTCATCGGACCAGTCGTGGACAAGTTGATGCGTCACCGCCCAATGGGTTGGTACGGCGTACTCGGCTTTGCTCGCTACCGCGAAGAAGCACTATTCCGAATCGAATCAGGTTCATCAATCGCTTAGTTGATTGACGGGTGGGGCAGTAGTTACCGAAATCTCTGCTGCCCTATCAGTAAGTTCATTAAGGAGAACAATGGCAAATTATACATTCAAGACACCTTATGCTCTTGAGGGTCCGTCAGGTAAACACAGATTGTTTTACTTTGCCAATCTTCGCAAAGGAATAACTGTTGTTAAATCTGGTGCTACCTACTCAACCTTAAGGTACGCAGTAGACTCAGACCTTCTTAACTACGATGTTGTTTATCGTGGTGGTTATGAATACACAGTAGGTGACACAGCCAAGGCTGAGTTAATCGCTGGTGGTGTCGGAGTAACAGAGGCAAATTTCACAGCACAGTAAGGGACAAATGAATCTACATCAAATACAGGCACATCCAGAGTATGTTGAAGGATGCTTTGGTTGCAAGATAGGAACTCTCGAACTAGGTACTGGTGATGCAACCAGAGACATCTCTGATAAGAAATGGACTTCTGAGTTACAGGCTTACCGAGATGCAAGAGACCAGGGAATTCAACCAGCAGGCACAACACGTGCCCACGTTGAAGCAGCATATGAAGCGTCAGCGACATTGGGTAAGGCGTACAACTCCGAGACAATGCCAAAGACAAAAGATATAAATAAAAAATCAACCGAGGTACTCAAAGAACTAGGAGCAATATAATGATGAAGAACAAGGCATACAAAATGGGCGAAAAGATGGAGTCCAAGAAAAACAAATTTATGGAAATGAAGATGGGCAAGAAGGCTATGAAGAAGGCTGCTCCTAAGAAAATGGGCAAGAAGAAGTAAATGCCTAAGAACCGAAATTATTTTGAGAACATCGCAAAAGAAATTAACGATGTATATCAGGCTAATCGCCGAACATCTGAAATGAGCAATACTTCTGGACCAGGAACAGATGCTATGGCAAATACACTTGCTGGAATTGCACGCCGTCAGGCTGGGCAATTAGTTGGCGCAGTTGTTAAGGGTGCCAAGTACGATTCAAAAGGAAGACGAACAAACTAATGACAGACCCACGACTAAAGCGAGCAGGAGTGTCAGGCTTTAACAAGCCCAAGCGCACACCAAATCACCCAACTAAGTCACACGTTGTTGTGGCTAAGACAGGTGAGCAGGTCAAGACTATTCGCTTTGGTCAGCAGGGCGTAACTGGAGATAAGAAGCCAACAGCACGACAGGCTTCATTCAAGGCACGTCACGCAAAGAACATCGCTAAAGGCAAGATGAGTGCCGCATATTGGGCAGATAAGGTTAAATGGTAATGGCTAAAGGAACTAAACACTATCTTAAGAGTGGAAAAGAATACACAGGTTCTGTGCACAAGATGAATGGACAAGTCCATACAGGTGCTAAGCACACAGCATCTAGCAAAGTTCTTACTCACACAAAACCTAAGGCAAAGAAGGTAAAGTAATGGCAAAGAAAGTAGCATTCTGGGATAAGAAGAATCCTAACAAGAAGTCGACACCTCTTACGCCTGCTCAAAAGACAAAGGCTAAGGCTATGGCTAAGAAGGCTGGACGCCCTTATCCAAATCTAGTTGACAACGCAAGAGCAAAGAAAAAGTAAACAAAGGTGGGGACAATGCAAGAGACAGTATCAATCGCCTGGTGCGATAATGGAATGGTAGATGGAAAGTTTATGCAGGGTGTCACTGATGTGATGCTCAAGTCAGGCTTGACGTTTACATCTACTCTACGTAGTCAGGGCAACCAGATTGCTAGACAGCGTGAAAAAGTTATTCGTTACTGGTACGAGAACAATACCTCAGAGTGGTTGCTCTGGGTT